CGAGCGACAGCGCAGCCCATACTAAACTTGTAAAGATCCGAATCTAATATAGATCTTATAATTGGATCAAAATTCATGTCTGCAACCTTTCACAAAGCCATCCTTTATGGTGCTTACGCTCACCATTTGCTACTTTAATCATATTGGGGGGCAAAAGCCCGTATTCTCTGCTGCCATTATAGAGGCTTTTGTATCCTCTTGCACTACATATATAAGTTGCAGATTATCGCCGGAGGATTCCCAAATGAACTAAAAACTCATCTGGTGCGTTCAACTTATAGAATATTTTTTGACGATAAACTTGCCTGGTGAAACCATAAGCGATTAAATGTGTTTTGGTTACGTTACACAAGGAGACCAATGACTGAAACAATTTGCCCCGAAGCATTAGAAAAAACCTGGAAGAAATTCAAAAACACAGGCAACGAACAGATAAGGCATCAACTAGCGAATCACTACTTTCCCTATGTTCAAAAGATATCTGTCAAGATGGCGGAGAAATTAGGATGGAAGGTTCAGCCTGAAGAACTTGCCAGCTTTGGAGTAGATGGACTCTATAAGGCTATTGAGGGATTTGATCTTTCTCAGAACGTTAAATTTGAGTCCTATGCGAGCCGTAGAATAAACGGCAGTATGATTGACGGGCTTAGGAGAGAGGATTCTGTCCCTCGAAGCGTCCGCATAGCAACTGAGCAATTTAAGAGACACAAGGATAGGGTTCAGAGTCATGTGGGTCACAGGTTATCGGATGTAGAATTTGTTTCGATCATTGGTATGGACGAAGAAGATTATCAAAAGAATTTTCGCAAATACAATGCGTCATCAAAAGCCAGCTTAGATCATCATTCAGATGACGGAAAAGAAGAAGACATTTGTCAAGACTCAAACGATAATCTAATTAACGACTCAAATTCGTCTCCAGATGCTAAGGTAAAGCGTAAGGAATTCTTCTCTAAGATAATGAGCGGCGACTTCACAAAGACAGAGCAAAAAATAATCTACCTTCACTACTACGAAGCTTATACAATGGAACGTGTCGCCAAGGCAATTAACAGATCAGAGTCTAGGGTTAGTCAGTTACACAAGAAGATTTTGCCTCGTCTGAAAGACAAGATTGATCGCAATCCTGAATATTTTTCTGAGGATGTGGCGAGTTATATGGGAGACTGCAACGACAAAGAGTCGATCTTCTAACAAATGGGAAAACTAATGAAGGCGTACAAAAAAATTAAGTTGTCCGTTGAGGACGCTAAGGTTCTTGCATCGAACTTACAATACGCCATTGATGAATCTGAATGCCATCAGGTGCCTATGTCTGCCGTAGATCATGGAAGCGAGATTAGCATCACGGTCAGCCCGTTCTATAAAAGCTGGCTTGACGCCACGATCGAAGATGTCAGCCCTAAAGCAAGCCGACTGTGACCAAAAAGCCCAAAACCTACAAAGTCCGCATCCGTTGCGAATATGGCGATCCTTCTAAGCCCAATTTCCCTGCGATGGTTGTACCCGCCAATTTAGATGGTATACTGTCTGCCCCTCTCGCTAAACAGGTGTTGGAGTTTACGGGAGACGACCTCAAGAAAGCCGTTAGAAACGTCGCTCTGTCTTATCGAGGCAAGATCGATGTAGGCGACAGCTTCATTACTGAAGCCTTCAGGATGCGTCGCAGAGGCGTCAAGAAGATCATTCATGCGGTCATTACGGATCACCCAGGAGGATTCGTAACGTTAAACTCAGTAGATAGGTCTATAAGGTCTGCGTTAAGGCAGTCTGTAGAAAACGGGATAGATCAATTAGCGATACCAGGATTGGGAATCGCTTCAGGCAGGTTGGACGGGTGTTCAGTTGCCAGTATAATAGCACCGATTGCGCGAGAATATTGTAACCGCGTAGAAATAAAGATTGTTGACGACAACAAGGAGTTCATAGATGCGATTAAATCGCTTTTAAGGCAGGATTGAATTATGAGTGTATTAGCAAAACCAGTTTTAACTTTGAACAAGGGGTGGACCCCAATCCGCGTAGACACCGTACTGAAGGTCATAAGTGATATAAGTATTGGTACAAAATGCGCCCTTGATCACGAAAACTACATTGTATATGACTGGGAAGGTTGGCAGGAATTGCCAGTCCTTGAAGGTCATCGCTCTATCAAGATGACGCGAGGTCGCGAGATCCGCGTGCCTGAAGTTGTTGTTTGCGCTGAATACAACAAGATCCCTAGACAGTCCATCAAGCTGAATAGGAGAAACCTGTACTTGCGCGATAATTACACTTGTCAGTACACTGGCGAGAAATTCCATCCTGACAATCTTAACCTTGACCACGTTCTACCCTCATCGCGTGGAGGCAAGTCTACTTGGGATAACCTTGTTACTTGTTCGGTAAGGATCAATACGCTTAAAGGAAACATGACGCCCCAAGAGGCAGGACTGAAGTTGCTTTCGAAGCCTCGCAAGCCTAAGTTCTCTCCTTTGTACAATCATGTCGGGTCTGTTAAGACGATGCTTCCTAGTTGGGAGAAGTTTTTGCCCAAAACAGGAGGAATCCTTGGGGCTTCTCTAACCGAATCTGGTAAATGATAAGGAAACGAGTCAGGTCTTACAAAGTAGGATCACGAAGCGACGTTAAAGGCTGGAGCAATTCACTTGTGGATTGCCCAGCCTTTCTTATTGGAAACGCTCCGTCGCTAAAAGATTTAGATCTGTCGTTATTAAAGGATCATTTTACTATTGGCATCAACAGGGCTTTCTACGAAATTGACCCTACGATACTCATGTGGCAAGATGCGGAGTTGTGGTGGAACCATCGCGCAGAAATTAGCAGGCTAAAAGCAATTAAATATTGCAAGAACCTGGCTGACCCCAAGAACCGATGCTACCATTTTAAATTGTCAAATGGAGATTTTAAGTTAACCGATACAGCAAGCATGTTATACGGCAGAGGAGCGACTGGACCTCTCGCTTTTCAACTTGCTCATGTCCTTGGATGCGACCCAATTTTTATGCTTGGAATGGACTGCTGCTATAGGGAAGGTAAGACTGATTTCTACGGTGTCAATCCTTCCCATAAGTCGCATACAAGAAAGAACTGCAACAAGGGTCTAAAGTGGATAAAAATGTGCAACAGCGATAGGGAAATTTACGCCTGCTCGCATAGTAAAATATTTGATTCGCCCATTTCTTTAGAAGATGCAGTTGATATGTGCCGGTCTATTCATCCTCAAAATAGGTCTATTTTCCGAAGTAAAATACTCGGTAGCTCCAAATAATTTTGAATGTGTCTCGCAATTAGATACTCTTTCTTATCTAAAGACAAAAGTAAAATATTTCTAAACCTGCCTCATAACCTAGACTTATAAGTAGTGCGGGAATATTTACCAAAATGTCATAAAGGAACCCGTCGAAGATATTCGATGTGTGGTTGATAGGAAACAAAAGAATCTAAATTTAGGAGATCAAATACATGTCAGTATCGACGATAGAAAAGTCTGAAAAAATTGGACAAGAAAAGAAGGAAATAGAAATTTACACATACGAAGAAGCCTTAGATGCAAGCCTTGAATACTTCGAGGGAGACGACTTAGCAGCTAAGGTTTTTCTTGATAAATATGCCCTTCGAGACAATGATCAAAACCTTCTTGAGAAAACTCCAACAGACATGCATTGGCGTATCGCTCATGAGTTCGCTCGTATCGAGGCAAAGAAGTTTAAGAACCCCATGTCCGTGGAAGAGATATTTTCTTATCTAGATAGATACAGGTATATTGTTCCCCAAGGAAGCCCGATGTACGGAATTGGAAACAACTTCCAAACCATCAGCCTTTCTAACTGCTACGTCCTTGACTCGCCTCTCGACTCATACGGAGGAATCCACAGAACAGACGAGCAACTTTCCCAAATATCTAAACGTCGTGGCGGTGTAGGAATTGACATCACTCACCTTAGACCAAACGGGTCAACAACTCATAACGCGGCTAGAACATCAACTGGCATTACATCGTTCATGGAACGTTTCTCTAACTCTATTCGTGAAGTAGGACAGTCCGGTCGTCGTGGAGCTTTGATGTTGACAATATCTTGTCACCACCCAGAGGTTATTGAGTTTGCTTCGATCAAGAAAGACTTGTCAAAAGTAACTGGCGCAAACATTTCTATTCGCTTCAGTGACGAGTTTTTGAAGGCAGTAGATAATAACGAAGATTACGAACTTCGTTGGCCAGTTGATGCTAGAGAAAATGGAGAAGAACCATCTATTAGCAAGAAGGTCAACGCGGGAGAAGTATGGGACAAGATTGTCGAGAGCGCTCACGGAATGGCAGAACCAGGCATTCTTTTCTGGGACAACATTATCAAAGAGTCCCCGTCAGATTGCTACGCTGATTTGGGTTTCAGAACAATATGCACCAACCCTTGCTCAGAAATTCCGCTATCTGCCCTTGACTCTTGTCGTCTCCTGCTTCAGAACCTTCTTAGCTACGTTGAAAACCCTTGGACAGATAAGGCTAAGTTCAATTACAAAAAGTTCAATGAGCATGCCCAAATCGCTCAGAGGCTTATGGATAACCTAATTGACCTGGAACTGGAAAAAATAGATGCCATTATTGCAAAGGTTCATGCCGACCCAGAGCCAATGGCTGTTAAGCAAGTAGAAATAGACATGTGGGAAGGCGTCAAGGCCGCGTGCCTTAACGGGAGAAGAACAGGAACCGGAATTACTGCAATCGGCGATGCAATGGCTGCTTGCGGTATTCGGTATGGCAGCAAAGAAAGCATCAAATTCACAAACAAGATTTATAAAAACCTCAAACTGTCTTGCTATCGCTCGTCTGTTGAAATGGCTAAAGAACTTGGTCCATTCCCAATCTATGATGCTAAGCGAGAAGAAGATTGCCCATTCATTCAGCGTATTGCAAAAGAAGATCCTGATCTATACGCGGACATGGTTCGTTATGGCAGGAGAAACATTGCTTTGCTGACAACGGCTCCTGCTGGATCTGTTTCTATTCAGACGCGAACCACTTCAGGTATCGAGCCTCTATTCATGGCTTTCTACACTCGCAAGAAGAAGATAAATCCAAACGACCAAAACGCCCGATGCGACGAAGTTGATCAGAACGGAGACCATTGGCAACACTTCTTTGTTGTTCACCCAAGATTCAAAGAATGGATCGTTGCCAGCGGAAGAGATCTTCCAGACTTTGGAGGAGACCCTGCTGTTGTTGAAAAAGAACTCAATTCTCTTTTCAAAGAGTCTCCTTGGTTTGAGGCGTGCGCCGAAGATCTTGAATGGACTTCTCGCGTAGATATACAGGCAATCGCGAACAAGCATGTCGATCACGCAATTTCGTCAACGCTAAACCTTCCAGAAGATGTAACAGTTGAAAAGGTTAAAGAAATCTATGCGAGAGCATGGAAGTCTGGCTGCAAGGGCATAACTGTCTATCGCAACAACTGTCGATCTGGCGTTATGGTCTCTACTGCGGACAAGAACAAGGATGAATCCAGAATAACGAAGACAGACGCTCCTAAACGACCTAAAGACCTTCCATCTGACGTACACCATACAAGAGTTAAGGGGGAAGAGTATTTTGTCATGGTCGGAAAACTTGAGAATGAGCCATATGAAGTTTTTGCTGGGAAGAATGGCTTCATGTCAAAAAGCGTAAAGTCTGCGATTGTGTCTAAAATAAAGAGAGGTCACTATCAGGCTGTTCTTGACAACGGCGAAGTTATTGAAAACATTGCTGAACATATCAGCGATGATCAAGAAGCGATTACAAGAGTCGCATCCTGTAGCTTGCGTCACGGAGTTGACATATCTTATCTTGTCCATCAGCTTGAGAAGACCAAGGGAGAGATGCAGTCGTTCGCTAAAGCAACTGCTCGTTGCTTGAAGAAGCATATTGAGGATGGTAAGAAAGTTTCTGGCGAAGAATGTCCGTCTTGCTCCAACGCCAACCTTCAACGCAGAGATGGATGCGTAACTTGTATGGACTGCGGATGGTCCCGCTGCTCATAATGAATAGGAAGTGATAGAAGAGTCAGATATGATTTAACGATCATACTGGCTTTTTTAATTGGAGACACCGATGGAACTTAACGAATATTGGACAGCAGCTCGTTCGACCGCAATCTACCCAGATCTTGGAAGCAACTACATATACCCTACTTTGGGTCTGTGCGGCGAGGCAAGCGAGATCTGCGAAAAGGTTGTTGACTTCCCCGATGAGATTATCTCAAATCAAGAAACCCTTAAAGAAGGGGCGGATGCAGTTAAAGACCTTAAAAAAGAGTTTGGAGATATCTTATGGTATGTCGCTAACCTAAAAACAGAGTTAGATTTAGAAGTTGAACCCTGTGATGATCTAATTGAAGATACATTTTTAGAGACATACGCCCTTAATATATCAGCCCAAGCAGGTCATGTTGCTGAAAAAGTTAAGAAGGCTATTCGAGACAAAGATGGAAAACTAGACGATGGAGATAAGTTTGTCATCGAAGGAAGCCTATGCCGAATTGTGACTTGGGTCGCGGCGGCTTCTTCTAAACTGGGATCTTCGCTTGAAGAGGTATGTCAAATTAACATCGACAAATTGATGAGTAGAAAGAAAAGAAATGTTCTTCAGGGCGAGGGTGACAACAGATAAATTAAATGACGCTATCGGCAACTAATGTAATTGTGATATACAGAGACGGAGATTCTGCAAGCGAGTCGTTTGCAGATGAATATATCGCATTACATAATTTGGATCCTGATCAGAAGCAACCTATTGCTTGTAGCTCGGCAGAGGTATTAACCAACGAGTCCGCATTTAATACTCAAGTCCTTAATCCTATAAAGTCCGCTATTGCCACTGTTGAGGGCGGAGGTAGATCTGTAAGGGGTATCTTGCTGGGGTATAAAATTCCTGGAGGATACTATGATGGAGATGATATTATTTCTTCTACTTCAAGAGTCTCCAGGATAGACCATTCTTTCAATAAAAAAGTTGGTAATAGATTATTTGATAGACAGGTCTACAAGTCATATGATGAAATTGATGCCGCGTTCGCACTGATCTGCACTCGAATAGATGCAGAGACTCTGGATGACGCGACTAATATGCTAGACAATATCTCTGTTTTGAAACGTCAACTTTTCGCGAGCGGAACATTCTACATTGATCCATATTCTGATAGGCAGGGTCCATCGGCTTCTGAATATGAAAATGCAATTATTGATTTTCAGGGCAGGCTTCTTCCGACCTTGAATCTTGAAACATTTTCAACGACATTCTTAGATCCATATATCGACGCAATTATACCTCGCGTTACTGAAGACTCTTTTATATGGTCTTGGTTTACAGACAGAGGGTCTCCTAACTTCTTTAGTGACAGTAATGTTACTCGTGTGTTTGCTTACAACGCAGACTATGATGGGGCTGAGACGATAAGAGATTCGCCTGATCGACGCTGGCCTCAACTGTTCTTGCAAAATGACTATTGCTCATTTGCAGGATCTATGTCAAATCCTGGTAACGATGGTTTCTTATTCCCTGCCCCATTCTTTAGAACGCTTTTGAGATCCGGTACATTGGGCGAGGCTTATTTGTTTAGTCAGCCATATCTTGACTGGTCAATTTCTGTGTTTGGTGATCCTTTGATGAAGGTCTCTTTCCCAGCAGAGCTTGTAGAAGAAAATTCGGGAACACTGTTAAGAGAGCAATACAGTTGGAAGATAATGCTTAATAACCTCGCCAGAGCTGTAGCCTACTTCATAAGAAAAACAGATGCATGCGAGGATGCTGTAGATAGGATTGTTGCCAGCACGAATGTTTCAACAGAGGTCGATCTTCTTTATCAATCTGTAAGTTATCTTAATGACAATAACGACTCTCAAAGAAGATCTCAGTTCCAGGGCGTTACAAACAAAATAATGCAGCACATTGTTGACAGGTCTGTTTTAAGAAACAATGCGACGCCATATCCTAACTTCAATGAATTCTTAACAGATTCTGGTCAAAAAGTTAGTGAACTTGTTTACGATGTTCAGAATGACGACAATAAGGTCTCTCTAAATAACTTTTACCCAGAAGGGTATTGGGAAGTAGAAAGAATTATACAGGACGATGCTGACGCCTTGGCTTTCTATCATTTTGAGATACAGGTTTCAGATACGCCAGACTTCTCAAATATTATTCTAGAAAAGGAAAGCTTCGATGATTTAACTGGCTGGTCTTTTGAAGAAAATGAAAACGTGTTTGCAAATGTATCCGCAGGAGGAGTCCCTTCGCGATTTGTTGGTAAAAGAATTAGGTTCCAGGCTTCTGAGGAAGACTACCTTTCGAGGGCAGAAGTTTATTACTTCAGAATTAGGCAAAGAGATCAGCTAACTTTTTTCGAATATAGAAGCTGGACAGATATTATATTCACATGACCATTAATCCCAACGAATACAAGTTTATATCAGACAGCCTGGGAGAGGCTTCTTCTGTAGGTGTAGATATCGCTAATAGCGTAGGAAGCATCTTGAACACGCTCAAGGCAAATGAGCTTGACGAAAGCAATACAGACAAGCAAATTCTTCTTGGAGCTTTGGCGGGATCGTACTCTTTTATGATCAGGAAGCACATAAGAGTATCTCCTCAGTTAAGAGATATTGTTCTTGCCCTACAAGAGCATATACTTCATAGGTATAACTCTGTGGATGACTTCTTGTTAGAAAAAGGGATACTCGTCACGCAAGCCTTTGCGGATATATCTAGACAGATGGGATATGAGATAGATCCCACGAATATAGAGTAATTTCACAAGTTTTGTCGTATATGTCTAATAGGAATAACTATTTAGGCATATACTGATGGGAAGAAAAACAAATAAAGTCAAGCAATTCCAAGACATACTATCAAGTATGTCAGAGGAATTAACTGGCGAAAAAGTGGAGTCGAAATCCGATCTCCCCGACATTATAACATTCATTGAAGATGACGAATGGCTTGGGCTGGGACCTACTCTTTATACTGCCCAGAGAGTTGTTCTAAAGGCATTTTACAGAGGATCTCGTGGCAATGAAAATCTCGCATTAACGCCAGAAGAAATAGAATGGTGTGAAAAGAATGGTCTTAATAATGCAGATCCGGATACAGGCAGGGGAGATCTGTTAGCTAAAGTAAAGACAGACGCTACTTTCAGAGAGCTTGTTCTTGTATGGGGTCGCCGTTCTGGCAAAGACTTTATTGTTTCTCTAATCGCATTGTATGAGGCGATGCAGCTTCTTGAATTACCGGGTGGCGATCCAAGAGAATACTACGGCGTGCAAAGAGGTGCTGAAATATCTATCCTTACAATCGCTGCGTCTAAGGGTCAAGCACAGATTGCTTTCCGCGAAATTAGAGAGAAAATGAGATTCAGCAAATACTTCCAAGATAAATATCTTGCGGATGGATTGCAGCAAGGAAGCATTCGTCTTCTAACAAAGCAAGACAAATTAGATAACGAAGAGTTTAAGAAAAAGGGCATGCCTGTCAATAATGGTTCAGTTATTATTGAAGTTGGTCACTCTAACCCTGACACGTTGGTTGGTAAGTCTTGCTTCATGCTTATCCTTGACGAAGTCGCATCCTACAAAGTTGGAACTGTCGGGTCTGGATCTGGCGACAAAATATATGCTCTTCTTCAACCCACCATTTCTACCTACAACAGGCAAGAGCCTATCTTTGATAAAGAAGGCAAACCTGTTATGGATGAAGAAACTGGCGAGCAAGCTGTTAAGACAGTCTATGAAGGAAAGATTGTAAGCATTTCTTCTCCTCGCGGTAAAGAGGGAAAGCTGTGGGAGCTATGGGAACGACAGGGTGAGGTTAACAACAGGATTGCATGTAGGCTTCCAACATGGGTTGTGAACGAGAGACACAAAGAGCAGACACTTCGAGAAGAATTCGACGCGATGAGCGAGCAAGAGTTCTATATGGAATTCGGCGCGGAGTTCTCAGGAACTGCTGGTGAAAATATGTTCTCGCCAGATTTGATTAGAGAGACGTTCAAGACTAATTTGAAAACAAGAGACATTGGAGAGCCTGGAAAGGTTTACTTTGCACACCTCGACCCTGCAACCAACTCCCACAATTACGCCTTAGTTGTTTGTCATAAAGAGATGTATCTTAATAAGGAAACCAGGAAGTCTGACTTCTTTATTATTGTTGACCATGTCAAGGTTTGGACTCCAACGCCTGATCAGTTTATTCCTGTTAATGAAATTGATCAATATATGATTTCTCTTAAGAGAAGATTCCACTTAGGAATGGTAACTTATGATATGTGGAACTCTGCTGGAAGTATTCTTAAATTGAGAAAACATGGAATTCCGGCGAAGCAGACGGCTTACAATAGGCGTCACAAAATGCAGATATATAGCGAAGTCGAGGAATTGATGAAAGCCAATAGGCTTATTATTCCGAGATACGGCTTTGATGAGAACACTTCTTTTTCTACCAATCTCTTACACAATGAGATGGTTCACTTACAGAGGAAGTTTGATGCCAGCGGATTTAAGGTTTATCCGAAGAAAGAAGGCGACGTAACTAAGACAGACGACGCTATAGACGCTCTGGCCGGCGCGTGTTGGCTTGCTATATCGAAGGACGTAAACAGGCTACCTTCTGGCAAACTTGTCAACACAGGGGCTGTCCCGCAGGCTCAGAAGCATGACTGGCAAACAATGCAGGGCGGAACAATGACGAAAAAAGATTGGGATATTGTCAGTAGGCTTCGTGGTCGATGATTATATATTCCGATAAGGATAAGAGGTTTCGACCACATTTTTTCGCAATAATAAAAAACAAGTTTATCTACTTAGGAAAGAGTAAATTATGGCTTTCAATTACAAAAAAGCACAAGCAGACGACACCCTCAACTATCAAAAGAAACTTGAGGAAAAACGTGACGACATGAACCAGTCTTCACCCGATGAAGGGAATACCGAATTGCAGCTTAAGCACAACTATCGCAAGGATGATGATGCTTCTGTTCCCTTCAACAAACAATTGGAGAGCGCTCGCACCGGAACAAATAATGGAGTCACTGAAAAATCTCTTGACGGCAACAGTAAGGTCTATAACGAGAAAAGAGACGACACGACCCACAATCGCAACGCAAAGTCGCAAGACCTTGTTGCTGAGGCTCACGATCAGGCTAAGCTTGAAAAGTTCCGAGAGGCTCAGAATGGTCAAGAAAGAGATACTTCTTTTTGGGACGACTATGTAGGCGTTCAAATGTTAGGACCAGAAACCAAGATTGTTGCCAATAAGCAAAAGAGTCAGCTTCCTAACCATCCTGATAGATACAAGGGCTTGAAGCCAGAAATTAAGAAAGAAATTGATGAACTTGTTATGGCCAGTTCCAAGCAAGCTGACAAGATGCAATTCCATATTTTTGCCAAGGCTGCGATGCAAGATCGAGATCTTAACGAAGACGAGAAGCAAATGATCCGAGACATTAATGGATCTAAAGCAAGGATGCTTGCGGCTTACGAAACGGCAAACGACACAGGCGTATGGGTTAACCCCAAGACCGCTCAGTTCGGAAACGGGTTACCAGCAGGAGTGCCTGCCCGAGGACAAGGACGAGGTCGTCTTCAATTCGACGGAGGCGGAGACTTCCCCTCAAACCCTCCATCAGCCGGAGATGCTATGGGTAAGGGTCTAGGAAAAAATGACGGACCATTAGTTCTAAACTATGACGACGGAGGCTCTGTAAGGGTTGTTAACAGCAGAGGCGAGTCTATAGATAGATTTGATTCTGCTGGGGAGGCAAAGGCTCATTATCCTGAAGTGGAAGTGTAAATGAGAATAGTAAAAACAGCAAAATACAAAGAATCTTTTGTTTCTCCGCCAATGGCTGGAGAGGAAGTTATGCTAATCGTTAAAGAGGATGGATCTGTTGTCGCCAAAGCCATAAGAAGTGGTCAGCCGCAAGAAATCGGCTCCTACAGAGATGTTAGCGAAGCCTTAATTCAGCACCCAGATGCTAACGTTAGAAGATCGCCTCGTTCAGTTGGAAAAACAAATCCATTTGGTAAAGCTGCTCAAGTTAACGGTATGCCTAACCCGTATTATGGGCATTTTGTATTTAAGTTCGGTGTTGAGATGGATGAATTTAGGGGAGACATGAATGATACAGAAGGCTACCTCATGTACCAAGAAAGAAGACTTCAAAAGGCAAGAGAAACATTTGATGAAATAAAGAGTGCCATAGATGAGGGAATATCAATGAACTCATTCCCTGGTGGGGTAATGCTTAAGGATTGGAAAATGGATACAGATTAATGGATGGATTTAATAACAAATCTTATGAAGCTTCTATTTACCTTACTTGCAAATTGTGCGGAAAAACATCTCCGTTCAAACAGGCAAGCAACGGATGTCCTTCATGTCGCCACCACCTTCTAAAGGTAGCTCATAGGGGTAATGATCCTAAAATGGATCGACTTCACAGACGCAAAGGCGACGAATATCTAGAACAAGACAGACCTGCTGTCGGTCCTAATGATGGCAGGGGCTATAAGATGACGACAATGGGCGACGAGGGAGGTATGGGTGCAAGCGGTCTCGGAGGCAACCAAAGAGAAGGGTATCCAGATGGCATCTCTGCTGAAGAGAAAAAAGAACACAAAGTAAACAATAGTATACCAACGGACCCCAGCAATATAGATCCTGCCGAAGATCTAGAGGGAAATAAAGAGAACCCATATGGGGACAACAACCCAAGCGCTAATTTCGCAGATCCTGAAGAACCCACCAGCATTAGGAGTATGCAAAGGGAGCGTCAAAAGTTTCCTAATCAGTCTACGGAAGGCAATCTTAACAAATCTCGCGCAAAAGATCAAAGTAAACATCCTCGTTTAGTCGATACAGATAGTGTATTCAATACCGTCATGAAACGACAACGAGGAATTAGAAGATGAAACTATTAGTTACTGCAAAGGCAAAAGGCGAAGTAATTTTCCCTACTATCAACTATCCTGTAAAAGCAGGTCAGTTTATTTATGTAGACAAGAATCAATACTACGCCAATGATATCCAATCTGCTCTTAAAAACGAATATCTTAAAATGGATGATGGAGATGACAATCAAGAAGAGCTTAACTCTATGATTGAGATCGTCAACATTAGCCCCCGATCAATTGGTATCGGAGATATCTCGTTGCTAAGTAAAGAAAGAAAGCATATTTCAGAAGAAGCTGCCGCGCACCCTCAAGTAGAGCTTGCAGTAAATCAAGGCTTGGTAGAACTCATTTATCCTGATGAGGAAGAGGAAGATGATGAGGAAGAAAAGCCTAAGCCAAAGAAAAAGAAAAAGAAGTCTAAGTCCAAGAAAGCTGCTAAGAAAGCAGAAGTCGAGGGCAAGGAAAACGATGAGACTGAAGCCCCTGATATTAGTCACAAGATGCAGTCATGGGATCCTGAAACCAAGTCAATGCTGAATAAGGAAGAATCTTCAGCCAGAGTTGTCACATACGAGCCTCTACCTGAATCTGTTAAATCATCTCAAGAAGGCGTCCAAGTTGGAGACATTGACTTTGATGCAGAAGAGAAAGAAGAATCTAAGCCTAAAAAAACTGCTTCTAAGAAAAAGAAAAAGCGTAGAGTTTCTAAGAAAAAGGTCGCCAAGTCGGTTGCCAAGAAACCTTCTAATGGCAAAAAGATTAAGCTATCCGCATATTCAAAAGAGGGGTCAGGCAACAAAAAGTCGAAATCATCTATTAAACCAGTGGGTACAGTTCGAACCCAAGGCGATCCTGTTCTACCAAATGAGCAAGAAATCAGCTTTGTGGATCGAGAGCAGACTGTTGATCGTATGAGACAGCGAGGCATTGTCCCACAAAATGATGAAATTGATTAATGCGATACGTCCTTACTAAGCTGGCTAAAGAGAAGCAAAAAAGCAATAAACAAAACGACGACGAGATGGTTCGTCGTTACTTCGGCGATCTGTACGACGAAGAATATGCTGACGCTTTAGTCGCTGACGAAGATTCGCCTCGCAAAGAAGCGGACTCTCAAAGTGATGACTGACTCATGGTCTATGATTAAAAAAGAACTTGCCGTCTATGGGATCAATCTCTTAGACGGTAATCTTTGTGAATATTTTTCTGATGGAAATTTAAACAAATTAGAGCTTGTCGAAATGGATAAGATCATTAGAGAAGAAATCAAAGATAATACAACACTATTAAATGACCTTTGGATAGACCTGTCCAAAGTTCTAAATGAAACAGGCGATGTAAGCGACATATCTGATCCCAGATCTAATCGCCTTTTCATATTCTCTCTCAAAGATCTTTCTTCATGGTTAAACATGTTTGACCCAATGGAAGTGAAACAGTACAAGCCAGTTATAGAGAATGCCCTTAAAAGGGACTCTTTATCCTATTCTGAAGATCAAAAGAAAAAGATTGTTGAATACAAGATCAGTATAGACTGGGTCCATAGAGTTATATCTAGACTTTATTACATGAGACGATTGGTAAAGGTCGCATACAAAGGCAAAACAGAAGCTAACAAGAACAAAATTGTTGTTGCTAAAGGAATATCTGGTCCGTGGGCTAACCTTGACCTACCTATGCAGGAGCGTGTTTGGAACTGGATGGAAGAAGATGAGAACTTCCGGAACAGAGACAGAAACATTCGCAAGCAAAGGAGATACCGTAAGGGTCTTGAACATTATAATAAGCCCGAGGTGGGCGAAGGTCACTATTGGCGAGAAATAAGAAACGAACCTTACAAATGGTCAGACAAGGGTTCTGAAAGTCCGTATCCAAGTCGAAACACTATGTTTTGGGGTTAATAAGTCAACTACCCAACGCTAAAGCTGTTGGGCTTGAGGAGTAAGATGCTTACCACATCACAATCTTCGAGTTAAACGGGAGACTAGCTTGCCCAAGATCAGGGAACCCCTGGTCGCCTGAAGGAAACTGAATCACCTGAGCGTGGTAGCTCAAGAGTACGTTAGAGATGCTCCCCAAGTCTTTAACCTCTACGGAGATCAGTAGCGAAGGGGTATATACACAGGTTTTCAGTCCTGGCTTACCGCACTAAAACTGAAGAGAGTCAATTATGTTTGTACCAGTAGTCAACCAGAAACAAGAACCGCTCATGCCCACGACTTGCAGTCGTGCTGCAAGGTGGATCAAGTCTGGTAAAGCCACTGGTTTCTTCAAGAAAGGATTATTCTGTGTCAGATTAAATCGAAAACCATCAGATAACAGGAGACAACAGATCGCTGTAGGTATAGACCCAGGCTCAAAACGAGAAGCTTATACAGTTAAATCTGAATCTCATACTTACCTCAATGTCTTGTCAGAAACGCCTGGTTGGGTCAAGGATGCTGTAGAAAAGAGAAGAAACGCCAGAAGGGCGAGACGACAGAGAAACACGCCTTGTAGAAAGAACAAGCATAACAGATCGAGGAGTCCGTTCCCTCCTTCTACTAAGTCTAGATGGCAGTTAAAACTCAGGATCTGTTCTTGGTTGAAACAGCTGTTTCCTGTGTCTGCATTTGTAGTAGAAGATATCAAGGCTAGAACTTGGAAAGGAGCAAAGAAATGGAATAAATCGTTCTCTCCTCTAGAGGTTGGCAAGAAATGGTTTTATCACGAACTTTCTGTTTTAGCTTCTGTTCAGACGAGGCAAGGTTACGAAACGAAAGAGTTGCGAGACGTTCTTAGTCTTAAAAAGTCTAGTTCTAAGATGTCTGATAAGTTTGAGTGTCATAACGTAGATAGTTGGGTATTAGCCAATAGCGTTGTTGGAGGGCACATAAAGGTTGATAATAAAAGCATGTTAAAATTAGTTCCTTTTCAATTCCACAGGAGACAGTTGCATGTGTTTCAGCCTGCTTCTGGGGACAAGAGAAGGAAGTATGGTGGGACGAGGAGTCTCGGTTTGAAACGAGGCAGTCTAATAATTCATACGAAGTATGGGTTGAGTTATGTTGGTGGGAGCATGAAAGAAAGGGTTAGTCTTCATTGTTTGGAGACTGGCAAGAGGCTAACGCAGTCAGCAAAGGTGTATGATTGTGTGTTTAAGGCTTATTGTAGTTGGAGAAGTTTTAACATTGTTTAACATTGTTTAAGGAGGCGTCAATTCCTCCCAACGCTAAAGCTGTTGGGTTTCCACGACGCGATTATTATGAACTGGTTTGTAAAGTTAGGTCAATCAGAATTCGGTGGCGGCATCAGGTCTGCTATCACATGGAACAAGTACGGCACGGCATTCTTTACCGTATATGGCAATACAATGCCCATCAAAGATCAACTAAAGGCTATGAAGTTTAGATACTATCAAGGCAGATGGGGTCAAAATGCAGAGACGGTTAAAAACGATCCTGTAAAGATGCAAAATCTTCAAGATATTGGTGTACCAACTGACGTATTGAATCAAGAACTTGTTAAGCCAGAGATGCAGCAAATGCAAGATCCTCAGCAGCCCCAGCAGCAGCAGACGCAGGATCAGCCTCAAGCGTCTGAAGCAGATGCATACATAACAAAAATGCAGCAAGAAGTTGAACAGGCAGTTGCTAACGCTGAAGGAGGTCCGGCAAAAGCCATGCTCGATTATGTAGATCAGATGCTGGATAAACTTGCCGCCGCTGTTGATGATACAGAAAGGCAGGCGTTCATTAAAAAATATCTTGCTTTTGCTGCGAAATTCCACAACTATAGTTTTGGCAACCAAATGCTAATTATGATGCAGAAGCCAGATGCTCAAAAAGTAGCAGGCAAATCTACCTGGGCTTCTGAGTTTGGTAGAGAAGTCAAGCCTGACGCAGCTCCCATTACCATAATTAGACCAAATACGTCAACAAGCAAAGAAGGCAAAGAACTGAAAAAGAAAATGCCTAAAGAACAATGGAATCAGGTTAAAGGTCAATACGAAAGAACCATGTTTGCAGGAGCTTCAGTGTACGACATCTCTGACACGGAGCCGTTGACATGGTGGAAGGGTCCAAATGGAGAGGGTCCGTTTGAAATTCCTAAGATGGAGAACAGGGACGACAACGAAGCGCTTGAAGAAGTAACGGCTTTGGTTGACGCTGCGTCTTCTTGGGCTGGGAAGCTTGGCATTAAGATAGAAGACGAGGAATTGAGAGAAAATCATAGCGGATATTCTTCTGGAGGCAGGGTCGCTATAAATAGCACCTACGATGGAGTCAGAAGATTAGGAACATTGGTCCACGAGCTTGCTCACGAAATACTGCATACTTCTAAAGAAGGTAGAGCGCAAGGAAAAGAAGAGAAGTGGACCTCGAAAGATATAGAGATAGATGCCGAAGCCACCGCATACATAGTTTTGGATCATTACGGATTCCCTTCCAAAGAAGCCGTAGATTACATATCTCTTTTCCAACGAGCAACAGGAGAAGACATTAAGAAAAGAATATCAATGGTAAGCAAAGCAGTTGGAACAATTATTTCAGGAATAAGTAAAGAAATATCTAGCGCACCCGCGCCTGACGAAATAGGAAATTAATATGACAATACCCATTAAAACAACTAAAGAAAACCAATCTATTGCAGACTACCTCATACAGTTGATGCCAGGTCTGCAAATACAATTCCAACCATCTAAGCCCACCGTGGACCAACAAGCCGCAAAAGCGCTTTATTCTGTATGGAAGGATGAAGACAACAAGCTATCTGATGGGACATATGTTAAACCTACAACGCTTGGCAAAGTTCAAGTTGACGCAATGGAGTCAGAAGGTCTAGCCAAATCTGTAGGCGCTAAGCTTGAGATTACCGAGAAAGGCGCTGATGTCATCAAGGTATTTGTTCTCGGCGATGATTCGTCTATTTTTGACGGAGATGACAGAATGATGGAATACTCAGCTGCATTAGCTCACACGAAGAATGCTTCTCGAAGATCTGGAGGCTTGAGCAAAGTTGCTTCAAACAATTGGTGGGAAAGATTCGATAAGAAATAATGACTACAGTTCTTGTTAAACATCCTGTCAAAAAGAATAAGGCGTCACCGACGCCTATTTTTTGGTATGACATAGAGAATAAAAAGATGCTTAGGTTTGATGCCGACCGAATAGAATTCAAATTCGAATACGACAAAGAACTTAAGAAGCATGTTAGAAGACCATTCGGAGTTGTCGTAGAAGAAAAAGACGACACTGTTGAAGTAGAAGATTGGTACAAGACATATGAGCGGGGAACGTCAGGCTCTTCAATCGAGTCAAAGCAGAATGACGGTATCCGATTTGAAGTAGAAGATGATGAGGTTGACGACTTTATTCGTAGCGCGAATAGAAAAAAGCTAAAAACGAGGGTGCTGTGAAACTAATAGCAGAAATAGCAGATACGCCTGATAAGCAATCTATGGGTCTTATGTTCCGTAAGTCTCTTGAGTTTGATGAGGGAATGTTATTTAAATTCGAAAAGCCAAAGAAATTAGGCTTCTGGAATGTAAATACATTCATACCTCTCGATATCGCATTCATTGATAAAGACAATGTAATCACAGAGATATCTAGAATAAACGCAACAAGCAATGTCTCTGTAACAAGACCTCAAGTTGTAACAAGCAGCAAAGATTGTGTTCTTGCTATTGAAACCAATGCAGGATTCTTTAGCGATCACAAAATAAAAGAGGGTCAGGTCATTCGTATCGATGAAGGACCAGGCGGTAAAGCGATCATCTCTTTTTCTGATAATGTCAAAACCGCTCAACAATTAATTGATAAAAAAGATGAAATGAGTCCCGCAAAATTCACTAATAGAAGCCTATTAGACAATATGAACAATTATGAGAATCCAGGCAACTTGCCAGTTATTAGCCTTGATGAAATTAGCTCTATATTAGAAGATTCATACGATGAAGATACGGACGAATACCAACCTACAGAGCCAGAAGTAAGTCCTGAGACGCAAGATATGGCTCCTACTGATGAGCCTCAAGAACCATTCCCCGTACCCGAAGAAGAAGAATATCCAAACTTCGGAAACGCTGCTGATGCTCTCATGTATGCTCAGGATCAAAACGAAGTTTTGCGCATTTGGTATCAAACCAAGAGAGGCAGAGATATAGAAAGATCAGTTGCTCCTCATGGAATATTCTTTGCTGAGACTACAGGGAATACGATTGCAGTTACCTATGACTTCGATGTTGGAGACATTAGAGCGTTCATTGTGGACAATATTTTGCATTTTAATTTCGAAGGTAAAAAGTTCGAGCCGATGTTCTTGGTTAAGCAATAAAGGGTTAAGGACACCTATGGTTGAAACATATAAAATGTCGAATTCCTTTAAAGGATTATTCAATGATTGAGATCACTCGTAAATTAAGCGATTTAGCAAATGCCCTTGACGCAGCACAGATGTCTAAGATGGCATCTGTCGTTGATGGCGTTAATAGCCGCACTCTAAATATAAAGAAAGCCCAATATGAGGGCATTCAAGGATATTGGATCAGAAACAGACGTTGTTGGGAAAACTGCTACAGACAGAAAAGAGCCAGGACAGACCTTGCCGCTCAAGAAGTATGGTCTGAATGCCAGCAAGAATACGTTGATTCTCTTGGGAAAGAGGGAACCAGCTGGGACAAGTACGCTTCTGGGCTTAGATTCACTAAGACTGCTAATCTTAAGAAGATTAAGGTCGTAGACAATAAATTCAGAGATAAGGTAGCCGCTCGCGTCAAGGATGGTCTTGATGTTGGAAGCGCTGTATTTGCAACTATTGAAGAAGAAGGAGATAAGCACTTCGAAAAACTTATTGCTGAAGCAGACAAGATGGCTAAGGTCGCTACTGCATTGAAAAGTAATGGCAAAGAAGAACTTTCTAAAGTCGCATCTAATATCTCTGAAGATCTTTTTAAAGAAGCTCAGTTTTGGGATAAGGTAAAAGATTGGGGAAAGAACAATATTGTTGATCCTCTAAAGCGAGGACCAGTCGGTCGAGGAGTAAGAGGATTAGGCGGCAACGCAAATACTGAAGATGTTTCCGGTCGTCTTAATAAACTTCTAAAGGAAGTTCAGTCGTTAAGAACAAGATTCCCATCTGATATGACGAGTCTTGATGGGCAAACAAGCGAGTTTCTTGATTCAGAATATAAAGATTTAAGAGGTAAGGTTCAAAACGAACTAGTAAAAATTCAAGATCAAACTCGTAATAATCCTGAATCAGGAAAGATTTACCAAGCCATCTATCCCGCTTTTCAACAATTTTCTCAAGCAGAAAACCCTAATTCTAGAAGGAAGGCTTTGGACGGGCTGGGGCAGGCTATCGGCTCTGGCTTAAGCATGTCGCAAAGCATTAAGCCTCAGACGGGCGACGAGATGCAAACAGATCCCGGTAAGGCTCAGCCTAATTCATCTTTCCAAAATAGACCGCAGATCGTTGGAGAGGACCAACTCGGACCTGAACTTTTGCAACAAAACGCATTACAGCAGGATACTTCAAGTCAACCTATGCTGCCAAGCCCTGGGACAAACGGAGGACCAATAGAACTGAATGATAAGGATGTTCCATCTTCATCTAGAACGATTCCTTCACCTGGTCAAAACGGAGGTCCGATAGATCTGAATGATAAGGAAGTCATGAGAGATGACATGAATCCTGTAAATCAAGATACGCAAGCAAACCCCAATCAGCCAGTCGAGCAATCGCAAGATACTCAAGAAGTCGAAAAAACTAAGGACATTATTGACCAGTTAAGCTCTAAAGAGAGACAAGCACTTATTAATTACTTAACTCAGGCTTCTAATCTTAAGGGTCGAAAGAGAAAAGACTTGCCTCCGGGCCTGGTCTCAAAACTTCAAGGCGCTCAGCCAGAAAATACTGCAATGGCTACATCAAAAACAAATGACAGACGGTCTGTCAAAACGGCATCATTCGCGTTGGATGATGCGGGTAAGGATTTTCTTCGGAAGTTAAAGAAGGAATATCAATAAAAATGCCGAAAATTTTATCATACGGCAAGATTGCTAACACGGAGAAAGTAATATGAGTTTCGAATTCCAAACCAACCGTATTCACACCGGCAAGCCCAAAAGTTTTTCGGACCTTGTAAGTGAATACCAAAAACAGAAGCAGGTAAAAACCGCTTCTAATCAAAACCTCGTCAAGACAGCTGAAAAGGATAAGGACGAAGCGCCTTCATCTGGACAGCTTGAAGTCGAGCCACTTCACCAAAAGGGTGAGTCTGAAACACCTGGCGACCAAAAGAACGATTCCAATAAAAAGGAAGAAGTTTCTGCTAAGTCTCAAAAGACTAAGAAGGTAGCCGAAGGCGTCCAAGACACTGACAACGAGAACAACGGCGATGCCGATGACTCGAAGCAGCCTAAATGGGAAGGCGAAAAGGGTAACAATAATGACCCTGAAGCTGGCAAACACCGCGATGGCGATGGAGACCAGAAGAAAGCTAAGTCTGACAAGCAAGAAAAAGAGGCTAACCTTGACAACCTCGGAGACAACAAGGCTAAGCCTTTTGGATCTAAGGATGACGATGACGATGACGCTGACGACGCTGACGACAAGGAAGCATCTGATGACAAGGACGACGACGACGACGACGAAGAAGAGGAAGAGAAAAAAGAAGCTTCCGCTACTAAGTATATCAAGACTGCAAACCTTGATGAAAAAAGCAAGACTTGGTTGAAAGAATACTGGAACGGCATTTATCCTGAAGGATTCGCCGACGCCATGACCGCTGACAAGTAATCAAACCTTAAAGGATTTATATGGCTCTCGTACCATCAGGTAGAAGAAGAATTATGGTAGCTCAAAGCATGCCTAACCCAATGGCTGAACAAGCCGGCGAGTTGGACATGCAAGGGGTATCTAGTCCTGATCAGCTGATGCCGCCAGAGGAAGAACAAAATCCTTTAGAAGATCCTGCTGGCGAACTTCAGAATGAAGTTGAAGAAGTCCAAATGGATCAAGAGGTTCAGTCGGAAGGCGACAACAATGTTCGTCAAACCGTCTTTGATTTTCTTGTAACTCTTGGCTACCCGCCACGAAGACTACAGGAGTTTAAGTCAAAGTTTGTTTCCGAAACTGGCTCGCCAGACTCTGGAACTCAGGTTACGATTGTCATACCAGATGAGATATATGGGAAGAATACTCCTATACCTCGCGATAAGATCAAAGAAATTGTTCAATTAATTGAGCAAAAGAATGGTCTTTCGTTCAAAACATATGAGCGTAAGGATGAAAAACTTACGCTCAATTTCATGTCCGCTGACGCAGCACAGCAACAGGCATTAGAAGATTCCGGACCCGGCGACATTCTCGATCAAGTATATGGGACGCCAGGCGGAAACAAAAAAGCAGCATCTACTATCCAGGAGATGATTAAAGAAAGTAAGGATCAGCAGGCAAGATTACTGCGAACGGTCCTTGGAGAAAGAGAACTAAAATGATTCAGCCAATAGGTAAAGGTGAAAATTCGATTAACTCAATCTTTGATTTTGATTGGGAAAAGCATGCTTCAGAGGTTAAAGAGATTAACCAGAAGCACAACACTGTTACTCCGCAAAGATGCAACATCTCTAAGCAGACGGCTGGAAGTATGTACGCTATGCAAAATCAGCATCGCGTAGAATTACCTTTTGATTCTCAAGGAATAGATCCTGAACCAGACAAGGTCGCTCAAGAAAAGATAAACCACGAGTCAAACAGGAAACTGGAAAGAGCATTCAATCCAGAACAAAGCCCGTATCTGCAAAACGGAATGTCTGTTTCATCTGTAGAGCATACTGCTGGTCAGGGCGGAAACTCAAAGTATATCAAGAGCGAATCGTCTAACTCAATTTGGGATGACAATAAACTCGGAAGGCTTGCAGAAGTTATGGACTCTCGCACTAAGATGCAAGAAGAAAAACTCGCCAATAGAGAAGCAAGAATGACAATGAGGGAGCAATCTCATAACGACCTTGCAGAGGCTCTGCATGGCGTAGATCAGCGCAAATCTGCTAATGTATCTTCTTTGAGCGAATCTCAAGGCAACGATGCTGCACACTTCATGTCAACTGCTGGAAATATGAGCCTGTTTGACTTTATGGGCGAGAGATCAAAGAACGACTTCGAACGTCTTGAAGAAAAGACTGCTGGCGAAAAACTATCTGAATCCAAGGCTCAACGTAAAGCCGAGGTTGCTGAGGACGAAAGCTGGAAGTCAAGCGGCAAGGCGCTTTCAAGCCAGTCCATTACCGACCGCCTGTTCGACGCCTTGTCTGAACAGCGGGGCGAATAATGCTGACATATGAAGAAGCAATGGTTATATTGCAACCGTTGATAGACGCTGGTAATCCAGCTGTTAGCGATTTCGATCTAAGCGTTCATTCTAAAGAAGAGATATCTAAAAAAGCTTTAGAAGTATCTGCGCTTGGTCAAGTAAACGAAACTAATCCTATTGCTGAAGATTTACAATCTATTCAAAATGCAGGCGATATGATGGACGATATGAGTAACGGGATTATCCCTCCCATCGCAGCATCCTCTAAGTCATTTAATCTAAAGAAAATTGCTCAGTTTGATCCCATGCAGGATCCAATGGCTGACCCTTTTGCAGATCCAATGCAAGATCCATCGCAAGATCCGATGGCTGATCCGATGGCTGATCCAATGGGTCAAGAAATGGAAGCAGACCCTTTTGCTGATCCTTTTGCGGAATCTCAGCCAGAAGATAGCGCTCCAAGATTTTCCAGTCACGCAGATCTTAAGGACTTCCTTGATCAATTTGAAGATCTTGTTTCTCTTCAGTCTCAAAATCCAGAACTGCCTGAGTCGATAACAAAAGACGAGAACGCTACAGATGCATTAGATCGTTATTATCAAGAGTCTAATGACGAAATGAGAGCGAGATACGCCGACATTATTTATAAAGGATTGCCAACAATTATGCAGAATAAAGAAGAAGGCGAGACTCCATTTAAAGGCGAGGCTGTCCCCGTAGTTAAAGAAAAGGTAGGTTCAATGTACTCTGATTATCTAAACAAAATAACCGCTTCTATTGAGAAAGCCGCGAAAGAGGCTGCGTCCCAAAAGAAGAAGGCAAGTAAGACCTTCAATATGAAGACAGCTCAGCACCATTCTGATCAAAATGTAATCATGTGGGGACCGGGACAAACTCGTATTGACCCATTCTACAGACAGCCAGTATCTGACTGGCACATTATGGAGAGGAACAAGGGCTTCGGTCAAGATATTGACGGCGTTTGGGATATCGATTGGGAAGCGGTCTGGCGCGGAAACGTTATGGACAAATATTCTCGTCCATACAGAGACACTAAAACTGGCGAGTGGGTTGGTGGATATATTCAAAAGAGATTTGAAGTAGATAAGTGGATTCCTGAAACCAATAATATGCAACTTCTTCCAGGCGAAAGACGCAAACCTATCTTACCTGAGTATGGAAGCACAGAATCTCGCCTTCAAGCGATGAGAAATAAAAATGATGGCAATCTCGGTCGAGAATTTAACGATACGAGTAAGCCTTTTAATTGGAGAGAAGCCCAGTCCAAGAAGATGACCAAGACCGCTCAATTTGGAGACGAAGGAGTGGATCTTGTTGAACAATATGCTGAAGGAATCTTTAGCAACATGGATGCTCCTGGCGACATCTCTCAACTTTTTCAGTATGTAGATCAAAAAATGCAATCAGTCGGCTCGCCTGAGTTGACTGATCAAGTTTTTAGGAGAGTTCTTCAAATGGAGAGCGAGCCTGTAGATACAAGCACTGAAGATTGGGGAGATCTGCACGACAACATTCAGCCTTCAATGGTTGCGGCGTCTACTAAAGAATCTCAAGTTACACCAGAAAAAAGACAATTTGTTCTTGATTTGCTTGAGAGAGGTCTTGCTGAAGAAGAAAATAACATGCTTGGCGAAGAACCTAATTCTTTGCATGAGACATCAGATCCTTCCGTTATAGCTAGAGCGGCTGCAAGGAAGACGGTAAAAAGGTTATCAGCTTACGTTAATGACGTTGACGCTCTTGCTAAGGCGATTAAGGTAAGTCAAATGGCTGTCACCCCACAAGTTCAACAGAAGCTGCCAGAAGCCCTTCAGAGGCTAATGCAACAAGATAAAACTAATGATTTTGTTAACTCATATCAAGCAGATGATTGGGATCAAGTATTAGAGACAATGGGTGACCTAAACACAGATGACATGAAAACAGATGAGCAGGTTGCAGATCTTATTAATTTAACGCTGACTGGCAAAAATGAGAAAGGTCAGCAGGCTGTCCCCGGTCAAACTCTTCCAGTGCCGGGCATGCAAGCCGCCGCACAAACTGATGTCTCTACTCAGAAGCAACTTGATAACGCTGCTGGCAAATCAAGCATCCAACGTCACGAAGGCGAAGGCGCTGAGGAGTCTGACGGAAGCGATTATCGAGACAATTACGGCGATGAAATTAAAGACAAGTCAGCCAGTGTTAAAAAAAAAAGCACTGACAAGGTAAAGACCGCTTGGCTTAACGAGGGCCGTCCTCAAAAAGATCCATTTCAAATAGATCCGCTTAAGCCTCTAAAGGCTCCTGGAGATACTTCTAAAACTCCAGAAGAACAAAAAGCTAGAAAAAGAGAGATGCATTGCCCTCACTGCAAAGGAGAGATCAATGTTCAAACAACGCTATGCCCTAACTGTCATAAGCCTGTAAATTCAGATCAAGCAGCGACAGGAAAGTTTACTAAGCACGGACCAGATCCGAAGAGCAATACGCCTGACTTCTATGATCCTAATAAAAACGTTCAGCTGGCCGAAGTATTGTTTGATTCTTCAACTGGCCGCTTTATCGTTGCAGCATACGAAAATGTAGATGATGGAGTTAGAGAAATGCTCGAACATGACAAGAAACACTTCCCTGATTTAGATGCAGTACCTCTCACAAACCCTAAAAAGAGAAGTAGGAACTTTCACAATAAATCTCTCATAGACCCTGAATCGTGCAGAAAAGATGAGACACCAGTCGATGAGATAAGTAAGTCATGCACCGATTTGGCAATTGACGGCTAAGGGAGATATAAATGTCAATTTTAAAATTTCAGATGCCTGAGCCTGGAGACAGCAGGCTCAATAAAAGAATTGCATCTACTGGGGGTCCGGGGCGTAACTCAAAACCTACGTTATATGCAAGGGGAAATACAGCAAGCGTACCCATCACGAGGAATGCTCAATTCGCAGGTTCAGGCGCGTCTGTAACAATGACGCAACCCATGTTCTTCTCGCCACTGCATACGCCACAAAACTGGCAGATTGCATCTAAGCGTAGAGAAATATATCAATGGGCAAGGTTCTATTACGAAAACGAACCCAAAGTAGCAGCAGGTATCGACTTCTATTGCTTCGATCCGTCCACTCCTGTTCTGATGGCGGACGGTAGTCAAAAATCTATATCTTCTATTAAAATTGGAGACTTGGTAAGAAGCCACGATGGTTCTTCCAATCAGGTTGCTAAGGTTAATGTTAGAGATGCTTATGACGAGGATATGTTAAAGATAAAAATATCGGGGGTATCTTGTGGCTATGATCTTTCGGTCACACCTGGACATGAGATGCTGGTTATTAGGGACGGCAAAGAGAAATTTATTCAAGCTAAAGATCTAAATAATAATGATTATTTGTTGACTCCTTGCAAGTATGAAGAAAACGACATTGCAGGAAAAATAGACAAAAGACATGAGGATTTTATGTGGCTTTTGGGACTGTACTCAGCAGACGGCTGCCAGATCCCATATAAGCATATAAGTAAAAAACTCAAGGCTTCTGACTATGGTAAGGGAATATATTTAACTCTTTCTTATAACGAAAAGAGTGTAGCAGAAAAAGCTGTATCTATTGCTAAGTCAATATATGGTTGCAGTTATACAATTAGGCAAATTAAGAAAAAGGGAGTGACCGTCGTGTCTCTTTATGGGAGATCCATTGCAGACGACATGTCAGGGCTTTGTCCTGGCTCGGGACGAAAAGGGAGTAAAAGATTTTCTCCCCACATAATGAAGCAGGGCTATCCTTATCTAATTAGTTTACTTAACGGGTTTTATGCTGGAGATGGGTGTTTTACTAAAAATAGCGGTTTCCAAGGAGTCGGCGTTTCTTCCCTAATGATGGAGCAAGTTGCCAATATGCTTGACAGGTGTGGAATCCGGTACTCATTTTATTGTCAAAACAAGGTTAAAGGCAACAGGCAACCTATCTATAATGTAAGAATATCAAGATCAGATGCTGAAAAATACTTTGCAGATAACCATAAGGTTTATAAAACGCATACAAATGAAGATTTCGCAAGAAACTTTTCAATATTGCAAGATGGAAAGTATATTAAGAGGAAAATTAGATCTATACAAAAGTTCACCTACAGCGGTCTCTTGTACGACTTAAGTGTTGACAATGTACATTCTTATGTAGTAAACAGAATATCTTGCTCGAATTCTAACTTCCCCATGAACGGGTTTAATCTAGAATGTCCAAATACAAAGATACTCGAATTCTATGAAGATGTCGTAGAAAACCTGGAACTTAACAAGTGGCTTAACTACATTAGCCATGAATACTTTCTATTAGGCGAAGTGTTCCCATTCTTGGAAATTCACTGCCCAGAATGCGAAATGTCAGGAACGGATAGCGATGGAGAGGTTTGCAACCACCCAGGAGGAACGTTTACATCTATTCGAGTCATGAACCCAGACTATATTGAAGTACAAGATAACGTTCTTGCTAAAGAGCCTGTTATTGCGATGACGCCTGATGAAGAATTAAAGATGATCATTCAAAGGAAAGAGCCTCGTCAAATATATGACAGCCTTCCTGAATTCTTAATTGAACTTGTTTCTTCCGGGCAACCTATACCTCTTTCAAGTAGAAGTATTAGCCATATCAAGTTTAACTCATCGTCGTATGCAACATACGGAACGTCTTTGCTTAGAAGATTATTTACGGTTCTTGCTTATAAAACAAAGCTAATGACAGCTAACTGGATCGTCGCCGAAAGACTTATACTTCCAGTGCGTGTTGTTAAGATTGGCGAGAAAGATCGTCCGGCTTCTGAAGAAGATATTCAAGATGTTGTTAACCAACTTGCAGCCGTCGCTAACGACCCAAACTTAACCATTGTTACACACCACGCTTTCGATTATGAATGGTATGGCAGCTGCTATGACGACCAAACAGAAGTCCTTACTTCAAATGGCTGGTCTCTTTTCAAAGATACTACTGTTGATAATATCTTTGCTACTTACAACAATGAAAACGGGCAACTACAATACCAACAAGCAGAAGAATATCATGAATATGACTATGACTCTATGCTGTACGGTCCCATGTATAACTTTAAAGCCCGTTCTGTAGACATTAATGTTACTCCAAATCACCGCATGCTCATCGAGAGAAAAGGCGAGAATATA